GCTACCCTTCCTCCGCCAGGGGTGTTGCGTCCGAGTTCCACGATATGGGCGTATTTGTTGGGGTTTTTGCCGTTTGCGTATTTGCGATTTCGCGGGCCAATCACCGCCAGCTGTCTTTGCCCTCGCCGGTAGCTTTTGGCCCGCATCGTCATTGATTTTTTCATTGTGCCGGTATCGACCGGGGACCAAACTTTGCCGCTGGCGATCAGCGGTTTCGATCCGGCGCGAATTGCCCGCTTGAGCGATCGCGCCGGGATCTTGGTTGTGGCATTGCGTAATCGCCGCTGCGCCACGTTCAGCCCGTCAATCCTGGCCGTCAGCCGGAGTTGCGACATTCACCACCTCCCCGCAAAGCAACTCGGTTCCGTCCTGGCCCAAGTCCTTAACTCCGCCGATCTCTAAAACCCTGTCGCCGTGCCGCAAGCGATCCTTGGCGGTAAGGCCATTCATTCGCCGCACAACCACGCGGTGCGTGGCCTTGGCGTAGATTTGCCGGGCGGATTCGCTTTCGTCAGCCCGCAGAGGCAACACCTTGGCCCATTTGAAGCCGCCAGACTTCCAGGCCGTGGCCGCCGGCTGGCCGCGGTCGGTTTGCCCGCCGCTCAGCCTCAGCACTTCCACCCGGTCCCGTAGTTCGCCTGCGTTGATCGTTCCCATCAGATGTATTCCTTCACTCGATATGGGTTAAGCAGCCGCTCAATGGCCATCTGGCGCTGCTGCATACGTCGTTGGTCACCGGCGCCGCGGTAGGCGTCATAATGCTGTTCGATAATGAGCAACACCGCCTGGCGGATCGACATCGGCACAGCCGAGGCCGCGGCCCCATAGCCCGCCGTAAACGTGATGGTTACCGCGTCGGTCACCGGGCGGATGGTCGGCCAGGTCTCACCCCAGGCCGGTTCCAGCCTCGCAGGCGTGCCGTTGGTCACCAGCCGATATAGGCTGCTGCTCAGCGACTGCGTGGCGCCGTCGGAATCGACGTAAGTGATCGACGAAACAGCGGTGACTGGATTTCGTGGCAGGTTGAACCACCAGGTGGGAAACTTGTCAACCGTCCATTTCCACGTTTGGGCGAGCAGCGAGCGGCGGAGGAAATTCTCCGCCTCAACAGTGGCCGACTCCCGCAAGTTGCGGAGATAGCCGTCTTCGGTGTCGTGGTCGATCCGCAAGTGATCGCGGATATCGTCCTCGGTCCAAAGGTAGGCGGTCGGCGCCACTGTCTGCTGCAAGCCCATGTTGGCCCCTTAGTCGCTGCTGGTGATCGCTGCGGACTAAGCGGACGCAATGATTCCGACACCGCGCAGGGCGGCCAGAATCGAGTTAATCGCGGTCGCGTTGGCGGCGGCCGTCGCGCTGCCGGCGGTGGCAACATCGGAAATCGCGGTGGCCTGCGTGCCGCTGTTCGGCACAATCGCCCCGCCGGTTTCGACTTTGATCTCGCCACCGGAAGCAACCACCAGCTCTTCGCCGCCTTGCTTCAGATAGACCTTGGTGTTGTAGCTCATCGCTCAGAATTCCTTGTTTTTGAGTGGAATCGCCTAGATTTCAGCCAGCGTTTTTACGCCAGCCAACACTAGGTGCCCTGAGTCGAGAGCGGCATGTTGCGGGGGTGGCCCAGGATCGCAATCGCGGCGATGTCGGCGTTGCCGCTGTTGCCGCTCGGCGTCACGACCAGCTTGGTATACCGCTTTTTGCCGATGTAGCCGATCTTCACCTGCTCGTTGTCATCCGAGAAAGTGAGGGCGGCGCCGGCCTCGGTACCGATCAGGTCGGCGTCGGCCACGGCGGTATAGCTCCCGCCGCTGGTGTCGCACTCCTGAACTTCCACGGCCAGCGTCATATCGGCATCGGCCAGCGTGCCGACGGCCAAAACGTAGGTGACCGAATCGAAGTTGGCGCCGTCAACGGCTTGGCCGGTTTGGGCGGTGTTGTCCGTCGCCCGCGTGGGGCTGATCGATCGCGCGATTTTGATGTTGTTGCACAAGTCTTGCATTTCTGGGATCTCCGCGAACGGGTGATTTTGAGCGATTGGGGGAGCGGGGGCGGCCCGCCAGAGCATCCACCCTGGCGGACCAAGCGAAAACGATCAGGGCGAACTATCCGAGCTTGACGCGCACAAACGCTTCGGAGAGCGTGGGCATGCCGTCGGTTTTCAGACGGCCAATGAAGCCGACTTGGTTCGTGCGGGCGTGCAGCTCATCCAGCCGCTGCATGTCCATGTCCAGGCCATCGACGATGGTGTAATGGCGGAAGTCGCCCAGGATGCCCGCATACAGGCCGCTGGTGAAGGTGTTGGGCACGCGCTCCGACTCGCCCACCGGCAAGCCCAGGAGCCGATCAAAGCCCGCATCCTGAGCCAAGCCGACTTGAAGCATGTAATGCCCGTCGCCGTGCTTGAGCTTGGAAATCATCTTCATCGCATCGCGATGGAACATCCAGCGAGCGTTGCCGCGGTGCCCGGCCTTGAGCGCGAAATACGCGTTCTTGAGGCCGTCCGCAGTGATGGCGGTGCTGGTGTTGTCGGTGCTGACATCGCGCGAAGTCGGAATCCCGTCATCGCTCGCGACGAACAGGCCCAGCGGTTGGCTGGCGCCGTTACCGAGCAAGAAGGCGTCTTCCATCACTTCGCCGGCGTTGCGGGCCATTTCTTCCTGCACGATCATTTCCGGCGACATCACCGCCATGTTCATCAAATCGCGGCTGACGAGGATTTCGCCCGTCATCGGATGCGGCGTGAGCGACTTCTTGCCGAACTTGAGGGCGGTGTCGGCGGTGGGGGCTTCCAGCTCGTTGCCCCAGGCGAAGGTGCTCATGCGAGCGTGCCGCGTGCGGATGCCGAGCGATTTGCTTTGCCGCACGCTGTAAACCGTCGCCCACCGGCGGATGTAGAGCGCATCATCCAGCGTTTTCAGCAGTCCGCTGGCGAACTGCTCGCTGGCGACCAAATAGCCGCCTTGGGAGTCGTCGCTGCTGCGGAGAGCGGCGTATTCGCCTTCGTTCAGGGCCGAGGCGCCCGAGCCGAGAAAACGGCGAAAGGCTTCGCGATAGGCCCGCTGGCCACGGTCGCCGGCCTTCTCTCGCACGTATTCCACACCGCGCGGGGTCCGCACAGCCACCATTTCGGCGCCATCGTCGCCACGGCGGCCAGGCTCGCGGGGAGCGCCGCGCGGAACCGGCTCGCTAATCGGCTCGTTGAGGGCCGCCTCGGCCTGCTCAAGCCGTTCGATCTGCTTGGCTTGCTGGTGGAGGCCGTCGGCCTGCTCCATCAGCTTATCGAAATGGGCTTGATCTTCGGCGCCCAGCACGCCCGTTTCGGCGTTTGCCTTTTCGTCGTTGATCTTGCGAGCATCGGCGATCAGTTTCGCCCGCTTCTCCCGCAGTTCTTTTGCAGTGATTGCCATGATTCGCTCGTCTCCGGTTGGGCCGGTAAACGAAAAAACAGCGATTACCGGCGATGAAAAAACATCGCTGATAGTCGCTGTTTTTGACTTGGCAAAATCAAGCAAGCTATCGCGTTGCGGGAGGCCGGCGACTAGGCGCCAACGGTGCGCAACGTGTTGAGTTGTTGCGTGGATTATTGCGAATTTGGGAAACGTGTCAAGCGACAGAAATAAAAGCAGGGCGGCGGAGCGCCCAGGCGTAGCAACTCCGCCGCCCCTAACTGCCGGCCGGCCTCTCCCTCCGGCCGACAGCGTTCCCAATGTAGCCTCGTGCGCTACGATGCCTCCGCCATGCGGATTCGATTGGCATTGCTCGCCGCGTGGCCGCTCCCGATGCGCTGCAGGACCATTTGCACCACCTGCCCCACCGTCGCCACACCGTCAGCCATACCGGCCTTTACGGCGTCTTCGGCCAGCACCATTCGGCCCCCGCCAAAATCTTCGGACGATGCCCGTTCAATGCTCACGCGCCGGCCACGCGCGACAGCCCCCACAAACTGGGCATATTTCACGCTGTGCCGGCGTTCGATCTCCGCCCGCAACTCATCGCCCATCGGTCCCCAGCCGAGGCCCTTGGCGGCCGGCGTGGCGATGATCGTAGTGGAGGCGGCTTCGTCGGCGTCGGGCGCCCGGTGGGCGGTGACAATGCCGATCGATCCCACTTCTCCGCCAGGGGTGATGTGCATTTCGGACGCTTGAGAGGCGATCCAATAGGCGGCGGAGGCAGCGATAGAGTTCACCGCCGCATAGATCGGCTTGCGTTGGCGGGCCGCATAGACCGCGTTGGCGGCCTCGGCAATCCCGTAGGTCGATCCGCCGGGGGAATTTGCATGGATGACGATCGCCCCAATCTCACCATCCATGCTGGCCCGCGTGATGGCCGCGGCGAAGGCGTCGGCGGAAGTCCCGCCGCTGCGCTCGGTGACCATGCCGGCGTGTTGCACGATCGCGCCGAACAGTGGGATAACCGCCACTTTTTTGGGCGATTGGGGGTCGGGGCGTGAATCCTGGCCGACAATCGCCGCCAGTTCCTCAGGCCCGAGGCTTCCGCCGGCGGCCCGCGAATCAAACGCCGCAATCATCGTTTCCAGTTTAGTAGGCAGAATCGCCCACTCGCTCGAAAACAAAAGGGCCGCGATTTGGGGGTACTGTTTCATGGCGATCAAATCTCCTTGAGGAATTGCAGTGAAAGCTCACCGCAAAGTTCGGTTTCGATGCGAGTAGCAAACGATTCCGCAGCGGCCTTGATCGTCGCGGCGGTGGCCTTGCCTGAGACTTCCAGCCCTTCGGCGATCACGCGCCCCAGGGCGATCCCGGCGAGCTGCTGGGCCTCACAACCAAGCACCGCGGCGGCGGGAGTGAGGATATCCGCCAGGGTGGGTGCCTCGCTCGCGGCGAGTTCGTCAATCCAGCGGCAAAACGTTGCCCCGTCTTTGCCCGCGCGCCGCGATTGGTTGCTAAGCCGTGAACAGGTCCGTTTGACCCCATCACGAACTACCACGCCCACCACTTCGCCGCGTTGCTGAGTCGGCGGGGGGGCGGCCGGCGCCGTCGGGGGAGTGGGGGGCGAGCTCGGCGAGTTCATGCCGGTAACTTGCTCCTCGCCCTCAATCAAGATGTTCGCCGGTCGGCGGAATTTCTTCCCGAGGCCATCGGGAAGTGCGGGGCGGTTCTTGATCCGCCGATATTCGTCCAGGCTCAAACCGCCGTTGTTCACTTCCATGATGAGCGATTCGGTTTCGGCTTTCAGATCCACGCGGCGCAGGCTTTCCCGCAAAAACTCGGCAGAAATTTCGTCGTTGCGTTTTTCCTCTTCGGTGAACAGCTTGGCCCGAATTTCCTCTTCCCAGATGCAGAACCACGGATCAATGGAATCATCCAGAAACGCCTGATTCTCTTGCTCCAAGCTGTTGTAGGAAGTCCGCCCAGGGTGCCCCAGCTTGTGCGGTGGGAGATTAAGCCAGTTGGCGACTTCCAGCAAATCAAACTCGCGCGACTCCAAAAACTGGGCGTTTTCTGGCGGAATCGTGAGCTGTTGGAACTTGGCCCCATCTTCCAACAGAATCACCTTGTGGGATTTCGACAGCCCGGCGTGAGCTTCCTCAAACGACGATTTGAGCCGCTTTTCTTCGTCTTCGTTCAGGCCGGTTGGGGCGATAAGCACACCGCTGGCCGTCGCTCCCGAGCCAAAGAACCGGGCGCCGAACTGGCGGGCGGCAATCCCCACGCCGAGCGATTCGGCCCCGTTTTCGGTCGGGTTATAGCCCATCAAGCCATCCCAGCTCAGACCGCGAATGTGCAGCACGTTTTCAGCCAGCAAAAAGCGGGTTTCGCCGCCGATCTTGGTGCGATATTGCAGCCGCCCCGTCTTCTCGCGCACGGCCCGCGTGACATCGGGCAGCAGCGGAATCATGGAGAGTGGGCGGCCTGAGCCGTCGCGCTCGATATAGGCGTATCCGTTGCCCCAGGTGAGTGCGTGGCCCATGATTTGGCGGCGAAACTGCCCCGAGGGCTGCTCGTCGTTGGCCTGATTGCGCAACAACCGATAGGCCGGATGCTCGCGAAACCGCTCTTTGCCGTCGCCCGTCGCGCGGATCACAAACAGCGGCACTTTGGCCAGATAGTTACAGATGAGATTCACGCCCCGCCAAAACGGCGCACACTTGAGCACCGTTTCCTCGTTGACTTCAACCCCGGCCTCCGTCCTCGCCCCGCCGCCGAGCAGCCGGCGAATCGCCGGGTCTTTCGGGTCGATCGGATCAAACACCGTGCCGGCGAACGTCGCGAACATATTGGCAAACGCGGCTGCGATCATGTGGAGCCCCTTTTCGGTGCAGTGCGAAGCATGGCGAGCGCAACCCCAGCGGCGAACAGTAGCAGGCCGGCGACAAGCCAGCCCGCGGCGGGAGCGATCAAGCCAGCCCCATACGTGAGGCAAGCACCGCCGCTAACCACCGCGAAATTCGCCGCAACAAACCTCATAGCGTGATAACTCCCCGGCGCGAGTAAACCGATTTGCGTTTGCTGGCGCCGTTCATCGCGCCGAACAGGCTCATAACACCCGCCACCATGCCATCGATCTTCTTAATATCGCCATGGCGGGGCTTAATTAGTGTTTTTCGGCCTTTGGAGTCCGTGTGAACTTGGCAATGCCCGGCCTGCCATGTAAACACCGCGTGGTTTGGGTGGCGCAAATTGCCTTGGATTACGCGCCGCTCATATTCATCAATCGGCCCGGCAAACATGGCCGTCGTTTGCGGAAATTCAATGCGGGTGATGCCGTGCTGTTGCTCAAGCCTTAGCGTAATATCACTGGCAAACGTCCTATCATAATAAAATTCTTGGATTGGGTGGCGCTCGTGAAGGTCAGCGATAAATTCCTCAATTGGGGCGTCTTCGATCACTTCGCCGCGAATCAGGCGAATCAAATCCTCAGAGGCCCAGCGGAGAAAAGGCGCCGAGTGGTCGCAATCGCGGGCGGTTTGCTCAGGGAGCCAGAAAAACGGGAATTGGTGGAACGTTTGGGCGTCGTCATTGTCGCGAAACGTAAGCACTAAAGCCGTCATATCGCGGGTTTTCGACTTGTCAAAGCCAGCCCAGCACGGTTCGCCAGCAAAGTCCGCCAGGGTGAGTGGCTCGCCGTCTTTGCGTCCCCCGCATGCGTCCCAATCACTCGCGCGGAGCCATGGATTCGCCGAGCGTTGCCAAATATTAAGCCGGTAAGTCTTAAAATCGGCCAATTCAACAATGGAAAGCCGCGAACGGTTGTAATCGGCCAGATATTCCACTTCATCGACCGTGTGGCCCATGGCGGGATTCGCCATCCTGCCATATTTGATCGGATCAGCGGCCAATTCCGAATCGGAAAGCGTTTGCGGGGCCTCATAACACAAAAAAAGAAACGAATCGTCGTCAACTTGGCCCTTTTCGACCAACTTTCCTAAATCATATTGTTTTTTGCCATAGCAATCCGGGTCTTTTCCGGCTGTGCTCACCTCAATATGTAGCGGCTCGCTGCGGGAAATACCCATGCGAGAGAGCCGGCGTACAAAATCCTCGTCCACCACATGCGTTTCGTCGATCAGCAGCGATCCGTTGAGCCCTTCCTTGCTTTGCTGAGTCCGCGAATCGCTTGACGACATCGGTTTGAGCACACTGCGCGTCGGCTCGTGGGTAATCCGCATTTCGTTGCGGTTGATAGAGCACTCCGCCGACAGATCGGGGGATGCCAAAATCATTTCAACCGCGTGTTTGCCGGCGATATCGCGGGCTTGCGAACCGTCCTTCGCCCCGAAAAACACCTTTTGCCCCATCTCGCCATCGGCGCAGAGCAGGTAGAGGGCCCACCACGCAATCGTGGGCGACTTCTTGTTTTTCTTCGGAACCCAGATGCTGGCCCGATTGAACCGGCGGACTTCGCGCCCCCAGCGGTCGGAGTAGGTCACCCAACCAAACAGCCGCTTGGTCGCCTCAATCTGCCAATCTCGAGGAATGAGCGGCTGGCCGGCGCTCTCGCCTTCATACAGCCGCAAATACCGCTGAGCAAAATCAATCGGGTGCTGTGCTCGCTCCTCATCGAATCGACAGCCGCGCAGCGCCGCCCGCTCGTCCGCAGCGTTGCGAATCCAAGAGCGCGTCAGGCTGTCAACTTCTTTGAGAATCACAGCGAATTAGCCTCGTTTGCGGGAAAAATTGGTGAGGCCTTGCGGCGCCACAGCGTCTTTTTCGCCGCCCTTGGCCCGGCTGGTGGGCGACATACCGAACTGCCGCTGGAAATAACGCATGGCCGATTCCGCGGCGTCTCGGCGCTTGGTCGCAGGGTGAACCAGTCGGCCCTGTTTCGTCTGCTGAAACTCGCCTTCCTTGGCCAGAATCGCCCGGTAGCGCAGCCAGTCGGACCACGCCTGGGCGTAGATCGTCACGGCGTCAGCGTCCCGCTCGCTCAGCACGCCGAGCAGCCGCGAAACGGTGGTGAGCCAGTGAGCCTTACCGGCGAAGTCCAAGCATTCGGGCGGGCCAGCCTTCACCCATGACGGGCCGCCGACGGTCACCCCTTCACCTGGCGGACTTCCGATTTTCAATTTGCTCATGTGATTTAATCCTCCAATCGATCCCCTCGCCTATTCGCCGCGCCGCGTGCGGATCGAATGGCAGCGCTTGCAGAGTCCCATCAAGTTGCCCATGGCCAGCCGCAAGCTGGGCGCGTCGCAAACCTTGATCTTGTGATGCACGTCAACCGCCGGCGTGGTTCGGCCGGCGTCCAGGCAGTCCTGGCACAGCGGCGAGCCGGCCAGAAATCGCCTACGAACTTTTTCCCAGGCGGAATCGTAGCCCCGCGCGTGAGCGTTAGGCCGGTCGTCCGATCGCGCAGCACAACCGCAGCCTTCACCCTTGATGCGATGGCAGCGCGTGCACAGTTGTTTGGCGGCGGTGGCCATGAGCTAAAAGGCCCCCATGGCGACAACGGGAACGCGAACGGTACGACTGAATTTTGGGCGGTCGCTCGAATCGTAAAGCCGCATTTCCAAGCGGAAATTGCCGGCGGCGTCAACGTCGCCCGACTGGAACTGATAGCGAACCGTTCCCACCACGTAAAACGTCATGGCGCCACTGCCGGCGCTCGAGATATCGACGATTGTAGAGTTGGGCCGCAAACTCACCTGAAAATCGTTGGGCGTGGCGTTGCGGACGAAATAGCGGGTGGCGGCAGTGAGTCCGCCAGGAAGGGATGCCCCGGCGAGTACGATTTGCTGGCCGTCGCGCAGCATATGAGCGTTGGCTGTAAGGCGATTTTCGCTCGCGCTGGCGGTGAAATTTTGCGTGGGGTGAGCGGTAACACCCGTCGTCGTCTCGCCAATCCACGCCCCGCCGGCTTCGGTCTCGCCGTAAACCTTCGGCGTGTAGTCCGCGATGTTGAGCGGATTTCCCGAGTCTTCGAATAGCAGCGTGAGCGGGGAGCCGGTTTCACCAACCCGCAGTTCATGCGTGGGGATCATTGGGGAGCGCTCCGGGTGGTTTTGGCGATGCGGGGGGCGGTGGGCGTAAGGTGGGCGATTTGCGGGGCCGAGCTGGTAACGCTCATGCGAAGCGGCGGGCGACGACTGGCGGCAGGCGCCCCAAGAATTGCCAGGATAGGTGAGCCTACCGAGGGGGCAGCGCTGGCGATTGCCTCCGCGATCAGGGCGTGTATTTGCGTAAGGGCAGGTGAGCCAACGGACGGCGCCGCAGTCGCAATGCCGCCAGTCGCCAGAACGTGGGTTTGACCGAGGGCGGGCGAGCCAGAGGCAGGGGCGGCGGTGGCGATCCCGGTGGCGGCAAGGGCGTGGATTTGGCCAAGGGCCGGGGCGCCGACGGATGAGGCGGCGGTGGCGATGGAGTTGGCGGTAAGGGCGACAACCAACACCAGAGCGGGCGAGCCAACCGAGGGCGAAGCGGTGGCAATGCTGGTGGCGGTGAGGGCGTGGATTTGGCCGAGTGCTGGCGAATCAACTGAGGGTGAATCGGTAGCGATGGAGTCGGCTGCGAGAGCGACAACTTCCGCCAGGGTGGGTGAGCCGACGGACGGGGCCGCGCTCGCAATGCTGGTTGCGGTGAGGGTGTGGGTTTGGGTGAGGGCCGGCGAACCAACGGACGGCGCCGCGGTGGCGATGGAGTTGGCCGTTAGATCGTCGCTGGGCTCGGTGTAATCGACAGTGAGATAAGGGTCGTCGGCGGTGCCGGTGCGCTCGATGGTGTAGCCCTGGATGTAGTTTGATCCTGTTGCCTTAAAGTCTCGCCAATGGTTTTGAATTGCGTTTCCGCTGGCCCATCCGCCACGGTCTACAACCTCTTGCAGAGAGGCGGCCATGCTGGGTGATGTTCTTCGCCCTGCCCCAGGCCAAGTCGTCGTAAAACTTCCGTATGCTGTGGTTGTCGTTCGCCCGGCCGCATCGGTGGCAGTCGTCGGGAAAGACGGATTATCCGCCGCCTCAAACGACATGCGAATATCAGGAGTTCCCGCTCCAACTGTGGTCGTAAAGTCCATAGTGCAAGAGTTAATGGTTGATCCAGCCGGAATGGTGACAGACGTAAAGCGAAAGAACGCGCCGAATGTCGCTCCGGTATAACCAGCAACCCAGGCCGCTCCCGTGGTGTCGAATGTGGTAGTGTTGCGAAAGTAACCGTCTGCATTCGGATAAGCTGCGAAAGTCGTCATTAGCACTCATGCTCCGTATTGAGGAGCGCGACAACTTCCGGCATTGCCAAATAGCCGCGTGGGTCCGCGTTGCCAGTCGGCCAAGGTGTTTCGGGAGTGATGGCAACTTCTGCAATCGCAAGCTGACGTGCCACCGTTGCATTCGCCGCCGCCTGTTGAGCCTTCGCCAGCCGCTCGGCGGCCCGCTGTGCCCCTTTGGCGTTGCCGTTAGCCGTTTCCACCTGTTGCACCTGCGACCAGTGAAGAGCACGCCCAGCGGCCATTGCGGTTAGTTGTTCGTCGGTGGCAGCGTTGATCTGTGCGATCAGGGCTTGCGAACGCTCCCATTTCGCTTTCCACGCCTTCACGGGTTGCAAGGCGAACTCGGCGATATAGGCCGGACTGACCGCAACGATTTCTTGCTGAATGCCGACTTGCTCCGCCAGCAAAGATTCTTCGGCGGTTGGTTCGGCTGGGACGGGAACGCCATCCAGGCGGATAAGCAGCCCGTCTGCGTTGCGGACTGGCACAAGCCGAGAAACCGGCCCGCCGATGGAAAACCGATGGGCGCCGATTTGCTGGCCGCCCTCCCAATAAGTGACAAACAGGGCAAGATTCGCTTCTGGCGTCGTCGTCACTTGCTCAATTTTGGCAATCACCAATCACCGCCTTTCAACTAGGCCGCGTCGGGAATGCCAACATCAAACGCCCCCAGCGTGAACACGTTGCCGCTGGTGACAGACTGAGGCGACGACAGCGAGCCGGTGGCCAACAGGCGACTATTCACGGTGTCGGTGATCGCCCAGTGCGAAGCGGTCCCGGTGCCGCTCACGGTGCCATCGGTGATCGCGGCCACGGTCACCTTACGGCCACTCGGCGAACGATCCGCCGGCGAACCGATCGACAGCGACGTTTTGTTTCCCAGTGTGTAAGTGCTGGTTGCTTCGGCGTAGCTCACCGGCTCTTGCGAGCAGATATCAAGGCGATTCGCCTCGGTATCGAGCACAGTGAGGCCATTGTCGAAAACGCGATCATTGATGAATGACATGGCCTAAAGGCTCCAGGGGATTGATGAATTCAGATACTAGGAGAGCGTCCGCCAGGGTGGGTGCTACTTCGTGACAGTCTTGCCCTTTTCGGCGCACCACTTCACGAAGAATTCGAGCGTCATCGGCCCCTCGATCCATGCGACCTGAGCGCCCGCAGCATCGACAATCACCGTGGTCGGCGTGCGTATGACGGAGTATTTGGCGGCCCGATTCGAATCTTTCAAGGCGTCGACAAACTCCAGATCGTCGCCCGCTCCACTGCCGATTTTCCAGCCGGCTGCCGGCAATGCCGCCCCCATCTCGCGTTTCATCTTAATGCACGGCCCGCAAATCTCGGACCCAAACACGAGCACCCGCAGCGTCTGCTTTGGTTGCGGTGCAGGCTGGGCCCCATCGGCCATCGCCGCATAGCAGCACGCCGCGGCAGCGTCGGCCTTGGCTCGCTCGGCTTCCCCCACGCCAATCGTGGCGATCGTGAGGCCCAGAACGAACGCCAGAATCGTGTCAACCATGTTCATGGGCTGGGATCTCCAAGCGGGGGACGTTCGCCGGGGCGCAGCACGCCTTGGCTGATAACGGTTTCTTCAACCAGGCCATCTTTGATTTCGAGCCGCACCCAATTACCGTCACGTCGGCGGCCCACGATGGCCTTTTGTGGAATCGATTCAGCGGCCGGCGGATCAATGGGGCTTGCGGGCGTGGGGGCTGGGGCCGCTTCGACGGCGGGCGCGCAGGGGCAGGCGTCGGGATTGTTGCAGGCGCCGCGATTGGCGGCCAAATAGGCGGCGCCAGCGATCAGAGCGAGCCACAGCACTCGCTCCCAAGTCGGAAAACAATCGTCGCCCTTGCCCATGTGCCTACCATCCTTCCGCAAAGTCTGGGATTTCCTGGCCGCCCGCAACCGCTCGCCGCGGCGCTTCTGCCGGCGTGTTTCGGATTGGCTCATCGGTGGGCGCCTCGTCGGGTGTTGCGGGACTCACCGGCGCCGGCTCGCCCCAAATCAGATGCCACACCGCGCCGCGCAAAATCCAGCCGATGATTCCCCGGCGCGGGCGGTCAGGGTGCGGAGGCCCGGCGACTTCCTGAGCCGCACACAGGGCCAGAAAAACGAGAATGGCGATGACGACGGCCCTTACTGTTTTGCGATCCACTGTCCTGCCCCTTTCTGCGGCACTTGTGCCCATGATGCGTGATCGATTTTTCGACGCACGAAACCTTGAAGGCCGGCGACGGCGAACGAGTCGCGGCCCCTCAACATTGATTCGGCCGTGCGTTCGTCAACCCAGAAAGAGCCCTCGGGCTGATCTTCTGGCCATTTGGGCCCGCCCACCCAATCCGGCCCCCAGCTGTTAAGACAAAGCAGCCCGCGGCGATCGTAGCGCACGCCGACAAAACACATGCAATGTGACCAGCTGCCGCTCGGCCTGCTAAATCCCTGCTCATCGCGCCGGCTGCTAAATCCCTGGCCGCTGCAAACGGGCACCGGGTAGCCGTTGGCGATCGCGACGGCGGCCTCTTCGAACGTGGTAACCAGCGCGACTTTCGCGCAGGGATGCTGCTTAGCGATCTCATCGAGTTTGCGGCCGGCTTCCCCTTCGCCGCCGCAGCCGTAGTTTCCCCATTGTTTCGCCCGTTGGGCTGAGTAGGCCCGCAAATCAACGATACCGGTATAGTCCTGGCGGTAGACCACGCCCCATTTGAGCAACCATTCCGCAGCGGCGGCGCCATAGCTCCCATCACCCCAGCCGCCACGGTCACGCCCCACGGCCTCGACGCGCGAGCCGCCGTAGATCGGCTCAGTAGCGACGATATCCCAGTCGCTGGCCTCGCCCTCTTCGCACAAAACGGCGTGGTGGATCATGGCCCCATGAGCCCAGCCCCACGAAACACAGTCGCCGATGCCTTGGGCGCCTACCACCCAGTCGCGGCCGTATTTGGATTTGTGCTGGGCGTAGAGCGCGCGATAGAGCAACACCGGCTTATCGTCGGTCATGCCGTCATAACATCGGCGGCCGGCTTCGGCGAAGGTGCGTTCGCCGGCGGGGAGTGATTCGACGAATTCGGCGGTCTCTCGCGGCGCGGCGGCATAGCCAGTCGGGTATTCTCGGCCGTCAACGTGGGCGTGCGGCGCGGGATTATCCTCATCGAACACCGACCAAAGGCCGATCACACCCACGGCCGCCACTAGCAGCCCAATGAATTGCTTGCGATTCAAGATGCCGCCTCCTGCGCTGCCGCGGCGAGATCGGAAAACGCCTTAGACCACGCGGCGCGTTTCGTGTCGTCCAATTTGTCGTCGAATTCGCCCACGCGCGACTCAAAGAATTGCCGAAGGAAGTCCGCCAGGATTGGGTACTTGCCCGTGAGCGGAGCTCCCAAGTAATCCTCCCGCACTTGCCGGCGAAAGTCGTTCAGTTTGCCCGCCGTGGTCAGCCGCCGCTTGTCCGCCGGCAATTTCGTGTCGGCGTCCAGGCGATCACCCACAGCCGCACACAGCACGCCAAACCGCAGGCAATCGAAGCGGCCGGCTTCGGTGTCGCCGAAGGCCGCGCGGAGCTGCTGGACGTCGGCGGGATTGGGGGCCGGGCCGGGCGTGGGCGTTGGAGTGGGCGCGGTGTCACCACCTGCGGCCAACAGGGCAACGCCGACGGCACCGGCCAACAAGGCTTGGCGGCGATCCATAGTTACCCCCGGCGGTTGAGCAAAGCGGCCAGAGCATCCACATGGGCGATTGACTCAGCGGCCAGCCCTTTGGCTTCCAGGTGATCGGCCACGCGGTGAAGGTGGTCTAGGGCCTCGGTGGTCGGGGCCAGCTTTTGCGGCGGATCGAATGGCAATTTGAGCGTTGGGGCGGAGTTTGCCGCAGAGCCGTCACTCCCACCGCCGGCAAAGAGCAGGTAGGCGCCAACGGCCCCGGCAACCCACATCCACAGCGAGCCGGGAAGGGTGATCGCAGCGAGCAGCATCATTCAAGCACCTGGTCCTGTTTGAGATTGCGATAGATCACTTCCAGGGCCTGCCCAGCGAATTGCATGGCGGCGGCTTTGATAACCGGGCGGAGGGCTGGGCGAGCCAGTTCCAGCCACGCCAACCACCACGGCAGCGGCAGTTTCAGCGACGGAATCACGCGGTCGTACCACGCGCTCACCGCCTCAAGCACCAAGGCCCGCTTTTCAGCGCCAGCGATTGCCGAGGGCGCCACCTGCTGAATCAGCAGCCGCAACAGCGGCAAGGCGTGATCCGCAACCGCATCGACCAGCGACGAACCGGCGGGAACCTGGCTGGCCGTGTAAGCGATGATCTGATTCAGGCGGTCGCGGATGGTCATTTGGGCGGCCCTTCGCCAAGAACGAAAAAAGGCCGCTGCGAGTCGACATGTCGAAACGCCACGGCCTGATGGGTTTAATCATCACCATTGCAGGGGATATGTCAAGCGCGCCGGCGTGATAATTGGCGAGATAATATCCGCCAGGATGGTGACGCCACAAACGGCGTGACAAAATCACAAATCGCGTTGTGGAAAAAAATGGCGTGAAAAAAAATCAGAGAGAGAAAATTCGCGGATGGAAAAAACGTCTTTCCAAAAAAACTCGCTCAAAAATATTTCTTGGCGATGAAATTTCACGCGCGAAAAAAATATTCTTGGGGCGAATTTTCCAGCCGCCAGGTTTCCTCGGTCGCCTCTGGAAATCTAGGCAAGCTAAACAAACTGCCCCCAACTCGAAAAACCGCTCAAAAAATTCACGCGAC